CGGAACACGTGATAGGCGACCCGAACCCCGTTCGCGTCGAACTCAACGCCGCCGATGATGCGCCCGCCCTCGGCCGTGGTGGCCGAAGTATAGCCGCTGTCGACCTGCTCGGCCGGAATGTGCCGCAGCCGCAGATCGCGGCCCACCGTCTCGAATCGGACGAAGCTTTCGCCGTCGACGATCGTGGTGCCCCACAGGCGTGCGGTGAAGCCGTAGAAGTCGCTACGGCCCTCGATGTCCGCGCGGTCGATCCAGCGCGTCCACATCGTCTGCAGCTTCGCGCGCGTGCCCTGGTCGGGGTGGATGCTCTGCGGCTTGATCCCCGTTCCCACCGCCGCGGCCTTCATCGCCGCGACGCCGTTCGACAGCCACACGTTGTTCGACGCCTGGGTGCGCTGCCGCCCGCGCAAGGTCGGGTTGGCGGCCAGCGTCGCCGTCGCGGCGTTGCCGAACTGCGGCAGGCCGGCGAAGCGCCGGCCGCCGCCGGCGCCTTCAAAGCGGCGGACCGCGTCGGGCTTGCGCGGGGCGAAGCGGTTGAGGAGCCAGCGGATCATGACTGATCCCGCTCTTGGATTGCTTCGACGAGCTGCGCAGGCATCTCGGATGCCAACGCTTGGACGTCGATCAGCGTGTACGCAGCGATCGAGTCATATGCTGCAGTGTGCTGATTCGTTTCCAGCTCTCGCAGCGACTTCAACTGGATGGCATTAAGCCGGCCCCTGCTGAAGGGACCGGGCGGCTGCATCGGCGGCGGCTTGTAGAAAACCCACCAGCGATACTGCACGCTCAGCACATCCCGCTGATCGCGCTTTTCAGGGGTAAGCGCGAAGGCACGAAGCGGCTCGCGCAACCACGATGAAATCTCCGCCGCGTCAGCGAGATCGTCACCGCGGCGGGCGAACCAGCCCACAACGAACAGAGCGATGACGTCGCCGAGGGCATATCTCCAATGGGCGCGACCTGTCAGGCCATCCGGATTGGGGACACCGATTCCGTTGAGCAGCCCCCGGCGCCGCCAATCGCGAACGTTCGTCGTGTCGACATTGGCCAGGTACATCGTGGGGAGACTGGAATAGAGCAAAACCGCGCCTCGTCCCGAATTGGGATATATTCTCACGATAGTTGAGGCGGCCGGTTCGGTCAACGAAACCGTGAGGATAACTCCCAATTTCTGCGAGGCAGGCTCAGCAGAGCGCCTCCAACTCGCTGAGAGCGGCGTGGAAAAGCCGGCCATTGGCCTCGAATTCGTATACGCCCTCCTGCTCGTTGTATTGCGCCCGGGCGTGGGCAGCTTTGAGCTTGATGATTGCTCCCCCGAGGGTCCGCGCAGGCGTCTGATCGATCAGATCGAGCACTCGAAACGTGGCGCCCACCGCCTCATCGGCTGCGCGGTCTAGCTCTCGTGCTCCATCATAGCCAAGCAGTTCTTCGGCCCGGTTGTAGGCATCGAACGCCGCCTCAGAGGCTGCAACGCAGCTCTGATAGTTGTTCCATAATGTGTCCAGGGGCTCAGCGGCGGCCTTGGATTCGTTGTTCACCATCATCAACATTGCACTTCCTCCTGTGGCTGTGTGCGCGAGGAAGTTACGGCGGGTCGAATGACGCGGACTTATGGTATTTTTGGCTGCAGCCATGATCCGGGCTCCACAGGCTCGGGTTGCGGTTAGGCCCTCGGATGGTGTTCCAGCACCGCCGGGGGCCGTCTTGTATTGTTAGACAATGCTAGTATACTTCGCACCTAGTGGTCAACTAACATCGTCTAACATTTTCCAACAGCATGCCCCCTTCCAAAGAGACACGCTCGACGCCGTTGGGGCTTAGGGTTTTTCCGTCCCTCAAGGCCGCCTTGGAAAAGGCGGCCGCAGATGACAGTCGGACGGTCGCCTCGATGGCCGAGAAGCTCTTAACGGAGTGGCTTAAGGCCAACGGCTACCTGAAAAAGTAGCGTCCGGAGCGCACGACACGACAGCGGAGGTGCGGATGGCAACCACGATGTATTTCGAGGAAACGATCCTCGACGAGGCCAAAGAAGGGAAGCCCATCGATCTCGAATTCGGGACGATGACCGCGCTACCGAACGGCGGCAACCTGTACATCCGAGTCAACGGCGACACTGTGTTGGTCGAAAGACAGCAGGCACAGCGCATCTACAACCAACTTCAGAATGCGGTCGCTTGGCTCGGTATCGAGACTTGATCAGCGCCCCAACCACTTTGACCGAATCACCGTCGGCGGGCTGGATGGCGAGCGCCCCGCACCAGGCGCCGTATCGGTGCGCAGCGGCCGGGCGTCGAGGATCTCGGCCTCGGCATTGAGGCGTGCGCCCAGCGCGATAAGCCCTTGCAGGGCGGCGGCGGCATAGACGCGACAGTCGAGGGCTTCGTTGCGGTCGCCTGGTGCCTTGCGCCATTCCCGCACCGGCCTGCCCTTCACGTAGCGCGTTGCAAGCGATTCAGCGGTGAGCTGGCGGAACCAGTCGGCGCCGCGGCCCTTCGGGAAGTGGCAATAGCCCGCGCCCGGTTCGGTGCGCTTCAGGCGGGCGTACAGGGCCTCCTTGGCGGCATCGACGCCGACGATGAACACCGTGGCCGCCTGGCCCTTCTTGCGCGACGGCCGGCGCGGCCACACGGGCACGCCGGGGCCGCCCCTGCCTTTGATGGCCCAGATACGGCGCGAGGCGCGCTCGGCGGCGTAGCGGTAGACGCTGGCGGTGTGGTGGCCGCCGCTGTCGACGCAGGCCGCCCGGATGGGCAGCGGGGCCACGTCGCGGGCGTGCCGGAAGGACCGCGCGAGATCGTGGTCGAGGGCCTTCCACACTTCGGGCCCGGCCGGGTCGCCCCATATCGTGCGGTGCTCGATCGACCAGGACTCTTCGTCCCGCCCCCATCCGACGATCTCGTATTCGAGTCGGTCGTCCTGGGTATCGACGCCGGCGGTCAGCAGCACGACGCCGGCCGGGAGATCCGGGCCCCACTCCTCGAGGCGTTCGAACAGGCCCAGAGCGTCGGGCGGCGTCGCGGCTTCGTCGTGCCACAGCTCGCCCAGTTTGATGTTGCGGAAGGCCTTGGCGCGCGGCGGGTCGTGGCAGACCTGGCCGTGCTCGATCGCGAGCTCGGGCATGGTGTGGAAGGGCGACAGCAGTCCGCCGATATGGAAGCCGGCCGGCTTCCCGGCTCCCGGCGCGAGCGCGCGCCACTCGCCCTGTGAGACCATGGAGAGGCGCTTGGCATCGTCGATCACCACGCCACAGTGGACGCAGACCAGGTGGGCCTGGTCGCGCCGGCCTTCCGGCCACCGGACATTCTCCCATTCGAGCACCTGGTGCTCGCCGCAGTCGGCGCACGGGACGAACCACTTGCGCTGATCCGATTCGGCGTAGGCGGTCTCGATGCGGGAGAAGCCAGCCGTGGTCGGGGTCGAGACCATCAGGATCTTGCGCCGGCCCCGAAAGGTGATCGCGGCGCGTTCGGCCAGCGCCACCGGGTCGCCCTCGCCGTCGGCATCGACCGGATAAGCGTCGATCTCGTCGAGCAGGATGTACCGTGCCGGCAGGCTGCGCAGGCCCAGCGGCGAGTTGGCGCCGACCATCACCAGCTCGCCGCCGATGAAGGCCTTGCGCGTGGTGCTGTTGCCGCCGTCGCGCGATCGGAAGGGCACGACCAGGCTGCGCAGAACGGGCGTGTGTTCGATCAGGGGATCGATGCGCGTCGGCGTGTTGCGCCGAATCATTTCGGTCGACGGCATCACGAGCATGATGTTGGCCGGGACCTGGTGGATGGCGTAGCCGATGAAGTTCAAGGCGCATTCGGTGCCGCCGACCTGGGCGGCCTTCATGACCACGACGCGGTCGACGCCGGAGGTCGAGACCAGGCAATCCATGATCTCGCGCAGGAACGGCAGGCGACTGGTGCGCCACGGGCCGGGCTCGGCGCTCGACGGCGGGAGCATGCGATGGGTGTCGGCCCACTCGCTGACACTCAGGGCGAGGTCGGGCGCGATGCCGCGGCGCCATATGGCGTCGGTCCATTCGGCAATGCCGGCGGTGCCCATCATGTCCGCACAAGCTCCTGCAGGGACAGGCCGGCCAGGTGCTCGAGGTGCAGGCGCATTTCGGCCTCGAGCTGGGCGAGCAGCACCGTGGCGTCGAGTCCGAGACGGACGGCGATCACAGGGGCGATGCGGACGGCCCACCCCATGTGCGCGTCGCGCTCGGCGCGGGCGCGGGCGAATACGGCGGCCTCGACGGACTGCCGGTCGATCAGGGTGCCGCGCTGGCGCTCCAGCTCAAGGCGGGCTCTAGCGACCCTCACAGTGTCCAGCTCGACGCGGATGGCGCCGCCAGAGGTCGAGTGCGCGCCCTGCCCGGTGCCGCGAAGGATCTTGGCCCGCGTCGGGTCCAGATGCTCCGCCACCCATGCCCTGGCCTTGGCGATGGACACGCGGCCGTTCGGTTCGGTCGGCATCCCCTGCTTGATCAGCTGGGAAACCCTCGACGGGTGCACGCCGAGCAGCTCCGCGACGGCCTTTTTCGTGACCACGTCGGGCGCCGGCTGGCTCGAAACATCAAGCCCGAGCGTGCCGAATTGAGTCATAAATTCGCCTATAGCCTAGGGAGGTGCCGTGGTCCGAATTACCCGCACCGGAGCACCGGGAGGGACCCGCAGTCACGATGCGATCGGGCGTCGAGCCACTCACGACGAATGATTGCTTGCCATGTTGCACGGCGCTCCCACCGCACCATCCTGCCGAGCCTCTTGCTTCGCTCTTCGTGCAGCTGCGGCCTCACGTCGCCAGGTCTGGAGCATCAGCTTGGGGATCGTTGGGTTGTCCAAGCCCACGCTGTCCGGTGGCGGTCCCCAGCGAGACGGCCAGTAGCTCTTGCCCTCCTCCCACGGCCGGTAGCCGTCCAGTCGCTCCTTCCACTTCGCCGTGTCCGGTAGGCGGATGGGCGATGGCGGGCAAGACTGCTTGCCTCTCGCGCGCGCGTCATGAGGGTTATTAGGGTTAAGAAGGTTCGCCCCCCCATCATGGAGGGGGGTCGGCGCCACCAT